GATCGCGTTTAAAACTGCCGTTTCTAAATCACCGCGATAAACACTATTTACAGCATTTACATCTGTGTTACTCATATCAGTATCATTTTTGATTCTATCTTTAAGTTCAGACATACCCAATCTCCATCACGTAAAAGCGTCATGTATGTAAATAATGTCGCCTGAATTTGTTCCCGAACCATATGCAATCACACAGTCCTGTGGAAACCCGCGAGCATCAAAGTTTACATTATATACCTCTGTCAATGAGGTGCCTTTTAGATTAATACTACTAAAGGCTGTTGGCGTTGGTATATCTTTTATTATTCTAAAATCGTGTGTTCCATCACTTCTAATTACTAGTTCACATGATTGTATTCCAGTTCCAGAACCCACATGAAATAACCTAAGAAGATAAAATCTATCCGTATCAATTTCTTGTGATGAAACAGGCGATGAGTCAAAACCATATCCATCAGCTTGAGCTAATGTTAACTCATTGAGAGGGACACCTTGGAAATCTGTAGCAACACTACTACCTACATTTGAAGTCGAACTACTCCATGTTATCGGAAATATTGCACCAGTATTAGCGTTAGTGTCAACATGAATAACTGCATTTCCCCATGAGCAAGTTAATAAGAAGGGACGTTGAGTGCTACCTGTATGAGATGGTAAAGTTATGTCATCTGCATTTTTAGTTTGTGTAATTGTACTTCCACTGGTTCCATCCCAAAGATGATGAACAACATCAAGTTGAGTGCCATTTTCATCAAAGTTAGTTTGGTCGCTAAAATTAGTGCCGTTATTTAAAAAAACAAATTCAGCGCCATTACCACCACGCGCTCTTAAACTACCAGTGCCACCAACACGTTTTGGTCCACCAGCATTCGCAATAAAATTAGGGTCGTATAAGTTAGAACCACCACCACCATTAGCTTGAGAGGTAAACCCCCCTGTTTTTGCTGATAAGGTGAAGGTTGCGCTACCAGCGGTAGAGTTTCCCGCGTAACCCCCTGCATGATTTGAACCCGACCAACAAACAAAATTTGTCTCACCCATTCTAAATGGAGCATTATAAAATTCTCTGTTTGCACCATTAGCAGCAAACATGTCAGTTGAGACAGTTCCCGCAGCACCATCTTTCAATCCCTCAACAATAACACCATCAGATGCAAATGCGGGACTCGCACCAGCACCTACTCTCCCAGAACAAAAGAATTTAGTTTCACCGAGTGAACAAGCACTGTAGTTTGAAATAGTACCACCACCATTATCAATCTGTCTTTCCTGTGTTGCACCAGAAAAAGTACCATCACCGTCATAAGCATAACTTGTAAATCTTATTTTACCTAAAACATCTTGATGAACCACAATGACTGCATTAGACTCACTACTACCAGAAATAAATGCTGGTCCTTGAAGTGAAATATGGTCAAGATAAAATCCTGATAATGCTACATCAGTTTCAGAAACAGTAGCACGTTTTACACCAGCAGTTCCAAGCACAAATGACATATTGTAGTCCTCCTAAAAAAGTGAGCAGAGTTGATTACTCTCCTTGTATATATTGACCCTAGTGAGGCTGCCGAGTAGTCACTAGATATTAAGTCTCAGATTTAATAAATGTTAAAGTTTATCGCATCTGCTCGTTTTTATTTATATACTTTCAATCTCATAAATTGAGTATGCAAAAGTTGCACTCACAACAATATAATCCACATCAGTTGCAGCCTGAGTAAACTCTATTGCATCTAGTGCAGTTGGATAAAGGTCACGGAAGAAAATGTTGACCACTGGGTTGTTCTTGTTTGACAGAACTGTCAATGATGCATCTGAGAACATTCCTCTCGCAGCAGTTGCCGGTTGTGTGTCACCGATATCTTGACTAGTTCCTCTGGTTGTAGTAGGTGTTGCAGATGTTGATGCACGAAAGTTCTTAAACTGGTCTGTGCTTTTTGGAAAACCAATTCCAGTTATCCACTCATGCAAAGATAGGTAGTTCTCTAAAAACTCATCACAGATAAAAGATATCGTAAGTGGGTCATAGGTAATTTTATCACCCATCATAGGAAGGTCTACAAGCCTTGTCGGCATGACTGTGTTACCCATACTAATTGATGGAACTTGTGCAGATACAGTGAAAAATTCTACCTTTGGAAGTTGGTGAATGTTAAACTTGAACTGAGTTGGACTTAGATAGTCTAACTTATCAGGTTGTCTGTCTATTGTTCTTGTTGTTGCCATGTAAGTATTTATAAGAAAAAGGGGAGTACCCTTTTGAGTACTCCCCAAGTTTGATCACAAACTTTCTTCTTATTATTACATAAGGTTTGTGACTTTAACGCGACGATACCAAGCGTTGGTGTTCGCATCCAGTGAAGCATCGGCGTTAACCGTGTCACCAGCGGCAACCGCACCCGCAGCAGCGAATGGGTTCGCAGCAAGACCGTAACGAGTCTTGAAACCAATCTTGGGCTGGAACGAGTTCTCACCAACCGCACGGACCATCTGTAGTGGCACGTATGGGCAGTAGAAGAATCCAGCATCATAAGGTGATGTTCCCTTATAACCACAGACGTAGTACTGAGAAGCAGCAACGTTAGCAGAATATGGGTCAACATATACCCTAAACCGACCATTCATCACACCAGCGAAAGTTGTCGCAGTGTCATCAACGTTCAGTGTGTTGTTAAGAGCAGGCGTGTAGTCAAGGACACCAGCCATCTGAAGAGCGGACGCAACGTCAGCAGAGCAGATGATCATGTTACCTTTACCGCGACGAGTCTGTTGACCAATCGCATTCGCATCACGCTCGATCTGGAACATCAGACCTTTGAACTTCTCAACCGACCAACGACCGTTGGAGTCAGTGTCAAGGTCAAAGATACCGGCAGTTGTCGTATTAACCTGAGCACCCTTAACAGCGGTGACATACAGGGAACGAATAACTTCACGGTTGATTTCAGCAAGGATTTCTGTGGATAGAATGTTGCTGAGTTCTGTTTCAGCGTCCAGACCGTGGATCGCTTTAAGGTCTTGCGCCAGTTCCATCGTGTACTCGGCCTTGAGGGCACGGGACACGGCGGTAACTGTTGACTTCTCGATTGAGAACGCCATTTGAGCGAAAGCGTTAGTGCCGCTATCACCAAGGGCTTCTGCCTCAGAGCGTGTCATACCTGTGGCACTTACATATGTACCAGCAGAAGGACTGTCGTTCAGCACGGCAGGGTTGGTTTCTGTGGAACCAATATCACCACCACCGATTGTACCAGCAGCGTTCTGGTTTGAGAAATCAGGGAAGACTTCATCAACGAGAGCTTCCGCACCATCCTGAGATGTGAGCGAAGAACGCATCGCGAAGATCAGACCCGTTGGACCTGTCATTGGCTGCACACCGCAAACGTCATAAGCGATAAGGTTAGGCATCGCACGGCGAACCAATGAAATCAAAATTGGATCCCATGTGTCCAACTGCCCACCACCCATGCTGTTAACAGGTGCTGTTTCTGTAAGAAAACTCGCGTCTTCTTTGAGTGCTTTTTCTTGGTTTTCCAAGATCAGAGTAGTAACGGCACGCTTGTAAGAATCCTCAATCTTAGGAAGATCGGGATGCTCAAGAACTGGCTGCCACTTTTCTTGAAGATGTTCTGTCTGAAACATTTGTTTCTCCTTTTTGTTACATCTAAATGGTTTATATTAAGAAGCGCGAGCCTTAGTTTTAGTGATTGCATTCATGTACTTTGACATTGAATCACTAACGCTAATGTCCTGAGCTGCGCCGTCATGGTCATTATCTATAACTTGTTCTGTGTCAACTTCCTCGCGAACTTTAGGAAAATAGTTTTCCTTGAGAGTGTCGAGTTTTGCACGGAATGTGTCTTCGTCAACGAAGTCCATATCCTCTACAAGTGACTTGAACTTTTCAACTTCTGTGTCGGTGAGGTCTTCAGAGACTTCAACAACAACGTGTTCGCGAACAAGTTCACCGTTCTTATCTTTAAGAGCGATATTCTGTTCAAGAACCTCATTTACCTTATCTTCTAGTTCTGCAATCTTATCAGACTGAGCACCTAGTACGTCATACTTCTCGTCAGGAACGTCAATGTAATGATCTTCGAAAAGTTGCTTCAGACCAGAGATGAAGTCTTCTGCGATTTCACCTTTGAGTCCACGCTCGATTGCGAGTTCATTTTCTTTTGTCCACTCCTCAACAACGTAGTTAAGATAGGTATCAATTTTGTCAGTCATGTCCTCTTTGGCTTCCTCAAGTTTTTCATCAAACTCTTCAACGGTTGCCTGATACAGACGGGCGATTTCATCGCGTGTCTTGGACTTGACTGCTGCTTCGAAGATTGTAGACGCTTTTTCTTTGAAATCTTCAGAGAGGTCTTCACCTTCTACAAGAGCGTCAACGTCTTCTTTGACACTAATACTCTTGATCTTCTCTTCGATTTCATGCTTTGCTGCTTTGAGTTTTTTCATCTCTTGCATGTCTTCATCTTCGTCATCTTCATGAGCTCCCTCTGGGTGCATCGCAGACATGATCTTCCCATAGTTAGCCTTGAGGTCTTTTGCCTTCATTTGTTCCATTTCGTGATACATTGCCTTCAACATTTCCATTTTTGTACGTGGCATAGCGGCTTCTTCAATAACCTCTGAGTCTTCATCACTTTCGTGATCTTCCTCTTCAGAAACCTTTTTAATCTTTTTCATAGGCTCGGCAGGTTTCTCGCCTTTCTGTTGTGCGTCACCACCAATCTCTGCTGCACCTTTCGCTGCAACGTCTGTTGGTGAGGACTTAGCTTCGGGGTCAACCACGGCAGCTCCGCCGTCTTCAACCTCTCCGCCAGGTGTCTTCTTGTCAAGTTTCTTTTGACCTTCTGCTGGAGCGGCACCCTTCATCTGAGGGTCACTCTTAGCGTGCTGTCCTTCTTCAAGTTCAGCGAGCACTTCCGCCTCCAACTCTTCAATTGTTTGTTCTAGTTCTGACATAGGATGCCTCCTTTTTGCAGTAATAAATTACTAATATTTATTTATAAATTATAATCTTTTTAGGAACTTTGCAAAGGCAAGAGCCTTCCGCGTTTCGTCAAGTCTTGCTTTTTTTGCATCAAATTCTCTTTTCATCTCAACCAATTCTGCTTCAAGTAGAGCACCGTTGTTCCAGACCCACTCTTTTCCCTCCATAATACCTTCTACAAAAGCATTAGGAGCGGATGGGTCAGCAACGATATCAGCGGCCGTCGCAAGATAAAAGTCGTCTCTCACATGGTTTGCACCATTTTTCTGTTCAAGACTACCCATACCACGCGAGGAAACACCAAGTTTAGCACCCTCGTCCATGAGATTCTTTACTATTTCACCCATTGGTGTGGACATAATCTTTGCCTCACCAATAAAGTTTTTGCCTTCCGGCTTCAGACTTGTTATCATGTGTGAAACCCTTTCAAGGTTCACGGTAGGTCCGTCTGGATGACCCAATTCACCAAAAGCTCGTTTCTCTTGAATGAAATTCTTATTATACTTAGCTACCTCTTTTTCAAGGACCGGCATGGGATACACCCGACCATTGCGGTTTTTTATATCCGCTTGCATGAAGATACCCTTAATCTTGTAGTTCTTTTTACCGTCTTCTCTTTCCTCGCAGATATATTGTACTTCCTCTACGGCTTCTGAGAATAATTTGAGTGTTTCCATTGCACTATCCTTATGTTATGTTATCGTAACCTGATACTTTACGAAGTTTCAACCAAATAGTTCCAACTGATGCAGAACCATTGGTCAATAACAAGTCACCAGTAACACCACTTCCAGCATTATTTGGAATTGCTGGAACACCATCTCCAAAACCAACTTTACCGCTACCATTTAATGATAGAGCAACCACATCTGATGTTGCGTCAAATAATATATCTGTTTGAGAGCCAACCGACCAAGCGCACCCTACAATTGAAACCCTTGGGTCAGTTGCAGCATTTTCGGCAGCAGAGGCATCATAAATACTTGCTCCACTATTGGTGCTTGTCGTAGTGATTTTTAAGAACACTTCGAAGTCGGTATCGATTATCTCATGTACTACCAATGCCATTTTTCAACTCCTATATGTTTAACATTTCACGTTCAAAGTACTTCATTAGGTCTTTTTCAGACACTTTGTACCGTTTAGAAACGTCTTTTATTGTTTTTTCAAAACTATTTAGGAAATCTGAAGGTTTTGCGTCCATAACTTTAAAAATAGAATCAACTGCATCCTTCATCTTAGGAGAAAGTTTCCGATACTCCTTCGACTTACGATGTTCATCTTTCTCTACAACTGTAGATTCATAGATTTCCTCAATCCTCTTCATTTACATCTGCTTCCTGATCAACAAAATCTATCGGAGTTTTTACAAAACTATTTGCAACATCTCGACGTTGCATCTCTAGTTTGTCTCCAACTCGCAGAGCCATATTATCTTGAAATATACGCTCTGCGTCTACATTATTACCTGATATGATTGCGTTTAGTAAATCTTTTGTGTCACTCATTGAAAGTCTCCTTCATCATCTTCATCGTCTTCTGCACTTC